GAACATTACAACGAATGGCATCCGCATAGTGCACTGGGGTATCGTTCGCCACGGGAATATCTGCGGCGGCGAACCAGTAATGGGTTAAGTGATAAAAAGTGTATGGAAATATAGGGGCCAATCCACGCACCCCCATCAATTTCGTTCTGGCCGCAGGATAGCACCAGAGATGATGTAATGCCGTTTATCTCGCCTGAATATGGCCTCATTGGGTATCCGATATTTTCAAACGGCGGACTGATGTTTCAGACCCAATTCTCAACGCTGCTAACTACAGGAAGAAACGTTCAGATAGAGACATCACTGCCTCATGCCAGCGGAGTTTATAAGCTGACCAGTGTTACCCATGAGTTGTCTTCATGGATGAATGATGGACCATGGCATTCAATATGCATTGCTTACAGAGTGCAGGGAGAGGGTGGTAATGGCTGAAAATTTATTCACACCAACCAGTGCGCAAGTAAATGAACCAGAATCGCTGAAATTCACATTCGAAAGGCTCCTGTCAGGGGCCTTTTTTATTGAGCTTGTGAAAGTTAATGCTGTGAGAGGTACTGCTCCGAATCTTGTTGTCGATGCCATTCCACTGGTAACCAGAACGGATCAGAGCGGGGCGATGATTCAGAACTCGACCATATTCAATATTCCGGTATTTCGTCTGCAGCGAGGAAGCAGCGCAATCATCATGAATCCCGTTGCGGGAGATATTGGGATGATCGCCGTATGCGACAGAGACACAACACTAGTGCGAACCAACCGTAAAGAGTCGGTTCCGTCCAGTGGGAGAAAGCACAGCAAATCTGATGCGCTGTATCTTGGTGGCTTCCTGAATGATCAGCCCACGCAGTTCATTGAGTTTGCAGACGGCGCAATAAATATCGCAACCCCAAATCCGGTAAACATCACGTGCTCATCTGCAACGGTCATCGCTCCTGACGGGGTGACGATGACAACCCCAACGCTTCATGTAACTGGGGATATGACAGCAGGTGGAAACATCACAGATAACAGCGGCACACAGAGCGCGTCGCTAAAAACCCTGCGAGACAACTACGACCAGCATAAGCATCCGGTTGAAGGAATTCAGACGGGTGGTTCAACAGTCAACTCCAAAGTAACGGATAAACCAACATGACATACAGAACCATGCAATTAGACACGTCTACATGGGATTTGATGCTGGACGGAAACGGTAATCTTACAATTGCCGATGAGTCGTATTCCGTCGCTCAGGACGTTGCCAGCGCATGTCTGGTGTTCTCTGGTGAATGCTACTACGACAATACGCTCGGGATTCCTTGGAAGACTGAGGTGCTTGGGAAACGTCCATCGCCAGGATTCATCGCGCAGAAGATGCAAACAGAGGCGCTCAAGTTACCAATCGTTGATCAGGCTCTGGCGTCCGTATTCTTTGACAAAAACACCCGTACAACACGCGGCACGATCCGCGTCACCGATATAAACGGCAATATTGCACAGGCCACTTTATGACGACATTAAATACAGCCGTTCCTGATGTCACCATCACCGAGAATGGCCTCTTGGTACCGGACGTAGCAGATGTTCTTTCCGGTAGACTAACTGACATGTCGACAGCGCTCGGTGGTGGGGCTAGTCAGTCTCTCAGCTCACCGCAAGGGCAGATCGCACAGTCAGATACTGAGATTGTCGCCCAGGTGTATGACAAGCTTCTGTGCCTGTTTAATCAGATTAACCCTGACTACGCAACGGGTAGATTTCAGGACGGTTTCGGTCAGATTTACTTCATGAACCGAATATCGGCGCAGGGCACTGTTGTTACCGCAACCTGTATTGGTCAGGTCGACACGAAAATTCCTGCGGGAAGCACAGCCATTGATATCAATGGGTATATCTACCAGTCTATCGACATCGCCACCATACCGGCGTCGGGGAGTATTGATGTTCAGTTTGTCAATAACACTACTGGACCAATCCCTTGTGCAGCCGGTGCATTAAATCAGATTTACCGAGCAGTATCTGGATGGGATGCGATCACAAACGTTAGCCCTGGCGTAGTTGGGGTAGATGTTGAATCTCGCATTGCATTTGAAACACGTCGCAAGCAGTCGGTCGCGAGAAATAGCCGCAATCAGGATGCATCAACACTATCTGCTTTGCTTGCAACAAATGGTGTACTTGATGCCTATGTATGGTCAAACAGAACTGCAGCTACAGTAAATCAGGGAGCGACCAACTTCCCGGTGCTGCCACATTCGATTTACATCTGTGTGTATGGTGGAACTGATGAGGATGTTGCTGAGTCAATTTTCCAGACCTACAACCCGGGCGCAAACCTGAATGGAGATGCCACTTTCACGGTTTACGATAATGTGAACTATCTACCACCATATCCTTCCTATGTAATGCAGTGGAAAAAAGCAACGCCGACTAGGGTTTATTTTATCGTTGAGCTGGATAGCTCTCTTAATCCACCCAGTGATATCACATCACAAGTGAAAAGCATGATCGCCTCTGTTTTCAATGGCGGATATGAGGGGATAGGGAAAGCGAGAATAGGATCAACAATTAACGCCGGTAAATATTATGCACCGGTCATCTCAATATCACCTGATACCGTTGGCATTTTATCTCTTGAAGTATCAATTGATGGATCAGCGTATGGCCCAGCCATAACAATGGGTGTCGACCAGGTTCCGACAATTCAGGAATCAGATATTACTGTAACTCTATCGTGAGGGGGGGGCATGTGGGAAGACACAATACTTACTCAATACTCAGCAAGCAAAAAATTATTGTCCATCATAGACACATTTGACCAGGCCGTAAGCCTTAATGATTTCACTGAGGAATTCATTAAAAATGTATGGGATTTAACTACCTGCAAAACATTCGGCCTTGATGTGTGGGGGAAAATAGTAGGGATAAGCAGATACATTGTTGCGCCAATCGACAGCAACTCATTTGGATTTAGTGAAGCTGACGATGGAAGTCAGGATTATCCATCACCATTTAATGATGCACCTTTTTATAGTGGAACTCAGGAGACAACAAATGTCAGGCTTGGAGATGACGCATATAGAACATTGATATTTTGTAAGGCATTTACAAACATAAGCATTGCTACTATTCCTGATATAAACAAATTCCTAAAAATTCTTTTTTATCAGAGAGGCAGAGCCTATTGCGTAAATTATAGAGATATGACGATTGGAATAACATTCGAGTTCGAATTAGCTCCATATGAGAAATCAATTTTGATGAATTATAATGTAACACCAGTTCCGAGTGGCGTACTGGTAAACATTAGGCAAATTGTTAGTCCATATTTGGGATTCGCGGAAGATGCTTATCCATTCAATGATGGCACATTTTATAGGGATTAAATATGAATCGTACAGATTCCCCAGCCAAACAACCGAAACCATTTGGTATCAATGGACAAAGAGAGCCAATTTTATCAACTACTCCATCTGGAGATAATGCGGCATCTTATGAACTAGGGTTTCCACCAGTTACAATGATTCTAAAATCTGCCGGGGGACTTCCTCCTAAAGGGCAAGATATGAATCAAATACTATATGAACTATCTGCACTATCAAGATGGACAAGCACAAATGCAATAAATAGATATGATGCAACATTCTCAACCTTAATTGGGGGGTATCCACAAGACGCATTAGTGCTCGGTGATGATGGCATTACTGTGTGGAGAAGTAATATAAATAACAATACGAACAATCCCAACACCACAGAGGCAGGATGGGTAAAAGTAGCTAGCGATATTTCTTCCATACTCAAGCTAGGAACCGCAGCAAATAGGGATGTGGTAACATCAATGTCGGATGTTACAACAGGTCGAGTTCCTGCCGTTGGCTGGATGGGGTTAGGAAACGCGGGTTATGGAGCCCTTCCTATGGGGGTAACATCGCAATTTCTTATTTACCCTACCAGTCAACCAGAGGTACCCGCTAATTGTGCAGGATTCCAAGCAGCGTATGGGGATACTCGGCGAGCACAAATTGTATTGGGTACAAACGGTAACGTGTACAGTCGTTTTAGTTCATCGAGTGATGTTATTGATACAACCACTGAGTGGGCAACCCACTACACGACAATAAATAAACCTACTGCGAATGATGTGGGGGCATTACCCATCAACGGGAATGCCGTTTCTGCCACAAAACTCCAAACGGCACGAACTATAAATGGTGTTGCCTTTGATGGTACGGCGAATATCAGTATTTCAGCTAGTCAAGTTGGCTCATATACCAAATCAGAAAGTGATGCCCGTTATGTTCAAGATGTTCGGTTAGGTGGCACAGTTTTTGTTAACCCTTCTGCAAGCGGTAGCTATGCCTCATTGACTGCGCCAGCAGGCCACGTGCTTACCGCAATTCTTGATCCAGATACGGGGCGCTGGCCGATGCCGGACAGCCCTGATTATGCGCGTGCGCGACCTGTTCAAAAATTAATTAATGGTTCATGGATAACGGTGGCTCAGGTATGAAAATTTTCAAAAAATTTACGGTTTATGAACCGACAGAACACCTTGGTATTTCAGGTGCTCTCTACATTCAAGACGATGAGGGTAATGATTGGTATGAGTGCCAAAAAGCGTTTGAGGATGACTCTTACAAAGTTGTATTTGATGGTGATGGGATAATCGTTGCGTGTGAAAAAGATGCATCAAGCCTATTTCCTGTTGGGCTGAGTGTTGTTGAAATAGCCCAATTACCAGAAGAGTTTAATCTCCCTTATCAGTGGGCTTTTGACGGTGAGAAGATAGTACAGCGTACATATTCTCGTGATGAAGTAATTGCTCAAGCTGAAAATAAGAAAGCTGCATTAATGGCAGTAGCAAATCAGGCCATAACTCCGTTACAGGATGCATCTGATTTAGATATTGCAACAGATGAAGAGTTAGCCCAGCTAAAGGCATGGAAAACCTATCGAGTGTTACTTAGCAGGGTGTATGTAAGTAAAGCGCCGGATGTTGAATGGCCTGAAAAACCAAGTTAAGACCCAAAAATCAAGCATAACCATGTCTAAATAGTGGTTATGCTTGTGTATACTGCATACATGATTAAAAGTGGTCAGGGGTTAAGATGAAAGGGTTAAAGTTTGTTGTTGTTTTATCAGTGCTATTATCTTTAATCGGTTGCGAAAGTAAAACAATTCAGCAGAAGCGAGATATTCTTTTAAATAGAGCGCCGCAGGGCTTTACCTCGAGAGACTCTGGAGTTCCAGTTAATATTACTGAACTTAGAAACAAGCTGCTGTCCGCTGGTGGTGAGGATGATGCCTTCTTACGAAAGCTATCAGAGGTATGCTATGAAGCACCTTACTTTGAATCAGGAAAATGTACCCTTGGTTTTTATCTTGATGAGGTTGAGAAAATAGAAAAACAGAAACGAGAGGAGTCTTGCAAGAAAGATATTTCATGCTCAAAAGATATGGAGATATTTCAGGCAGCGCAAGAACTTAATCGAGTTTACTATCTTGTCATGGCTAGAAATCCATATGATCAATCAGAACTTGATTTAAACCTTAGGTCACTTTGTCGCGCGGCTGGGGTCGGTCAACGAGGCGGCATTCCACTAGATCAGATAAGAGCAGATGTAGAACAGCAACCAGGATTGTCGCCAGAGATTCGAGGGCAGTTCAGGGATGTAGCTATATCTTGCTGGAAGCTTAGCGAGAATGGAGTCCCAGACGGGACAATAAAAATTAAAAACTTATATTGAGCAATCATTTTCTTTTACTTGCGCCGGTCCATATGCAAGAGACCGGCGCAATGACAATGCTATTGTCTACGTATTCTTAATTTTTTTGAGAAATACTTTTAGCTAATAGACGTGCATTTTTGTTTGCAATCTCACCCATCCTGAGGAGTTCATCTATTGTCATTCCCTTTAGTGCCTCAGCATCGATAACAATTGTTCCCGCACGCTCGGCTATTTCTTTAAAGCTTTCGAAGCTCATAAAGAACTCGCCTTCCAGTGCTTGCTGTACATGAACTGTTTTCCCATCCCTGATTTTTACAAAGAGATCAGCGTCAAATGGGAAGAGGCTAACTGGTTTTTGTAGTTCGGCTTCCATCTGGTTAAACGCGTTGATGTAGTCAATTTTCCATTGAAGAGCCTTCTTACCAGTGAACCCCATAACAATCAGAACAAAGGCGTCACGCGTTAGCTCGAACATGGGCATTTTTCTAATTGCTCCCTCGCCGCCTGCCACATCTCTAACCACCTCGTTAAAATTAACGAGGTGGTATGCAGGATTGCATTCTTGTATCACCGAGCGGATTTTCTTTAAAACATTATCGTGGGATTTGTGGAAGTAATCGGCAACAGCAACTGATGTTGTTATGATTTTCCCATTATTGTTGCTTACTTCTGGAGTTGGGACAGGAGTGAGATCGAGTGAGCTGTGATTTTGCATGATGACATGTCCTTTCGAATATTTTGATTTACCCCTTTTGATGGGGTGACCGGGCGCTCAAAACCGTCGAAAGTCGGCGGGCATATTTCCCTTTCAGGTATTTTATTAGCCGCACGCCCGGTCATATCAAAATCTGGACATAAAAAAGCCACATGACTATCGGGTGTGGATACCGCTTTCGAGGTGTTTTGAGCACCGATAGAAAGAATAATGATGAGGGGGTTTATAGTCAATAAGAAACTAAAACCCGAGGTCAAAATGAAGGGTTAACTTATTGATTTATTTAGAGCGGAAATGTCGTGTTTTGTTGCTTTTTGTCGTGTGTTATTTGAGCGATATTTTTGTTAATTAATTGATTTTATGTTCTATTTTTTATTTTTACGGTGCAATTAGTTTGATAGTCACTTTTTGTTCCACGTATCAGAGAAGAAATTCAGCCGCGCATTTTACCCCTATGCGGCGGGAATGCAAAAGCTTGGCTCAAAGGAGGGCGTTAAGTTAAACAATAGTCATGAATTGGATAAATCATAAGAACACTATGGAATGCGTAGTGTTAAGGGTAATGTAAAATTAACGTAAAGAAAGATAAGCGAAAAAGCACAAATTGTGATGTATGGCGCAATAACCATACGCCATATGAGTCTATACTTTAAGCATAAGGAAAGATTGAACGCCGGAAGGCGTAACACATTAAGTGTTCTAACTTGAGGAGGTGATTTATGAAACGTAAAACTGCCATGAGGCTTGGTAACGTTTTTATGGGGTTAGGCCTGATCACCATGGTTGGCGGCGTCGGTTACTCCGTTCTTGCCCAGCTGCCTCAGCTCAATTTACCTCAGTTTCTGTCACACGGCGCTGTTATGAGTATCTTCGTTGGGGCGCTGTTATGGTTGGCCGGTGCGCGTATCGGTGGTCATGAACGTGTTGCCGACCGTTACTGGTGGGTTCGCCACTTTGATAAACGCTGTAATCGTAATACTCGTCATTCTTAACCTTTCACAAACGGTTATTTTGAGTAATAAGATTGTGTTTAAGAAGTTGTTAGTGAATAACATTCAATGAATATTAGCCTAATAAAATAAAACGCCGCACTGCTTTCGCAACGCGGCGTTTTTTTGTCTGCGTCCTACCCAGTACAAACAAAAAACGGCGGATTTCTCCGCCGTTTTGCTGCATGTTGAACGAGAACTTAGTGTTCGAACATCGCAGAGATAGATTCTTCATTGCTGATACGGCGGATAGCTTCAGCCAACATGCCAGACAGCGTCAGGGTGCGAACTTTCTTCAGCGCCTTGATTTCGTCAGACAGAGGGATGGTATCGCAGACGATGATTTCATCAATCACAGAGTTTTTGATGTTGTCGATCGCGTTGCCGGAGAAGATTGGGTGGGTTGCGTAAGCAAATACACGTTTAGCACCACGTTCTTTCAGCGCTTCAGCGGCTTTACAGAGCGTACCACCGGTGTCGATCATGTCATCAACCAGCACGCAGTCACGGCCTGCAACGTCACCGATGATGTGCATCACCTGAGAAACGTTAGCGCGAGGGCGACGTTTGTCGATGATAGCCATGTCAGTATCGTTAAGCAGTTTAGCAATAGCACGGGCGCGAACAACACCACCGATATCTGGAGAAACCACAATTGGGTTTTCCAGATTCTGTTGCAGCATATCTTCCAGCAGGATCGGGCTACCGAATACGTTGTCTACCGGCACGTCGAAGAAGCCTTGAATCTGTTCAGCATGCAGGTCCACGGTAAGAACGCGGTCAACACCTACGCTTGACAGGAAGTCAGCCACGACTTTCGCCGTGATTGGCACACGCGCAGAACGCACACGGCGGTCCTGACGGGCATAGCCAAAGTAAGGGATAACTGCGGTAATGCGGCCGGCAGAAGCGCGGCGCAGCGCGTCAACCATAACAACCAGTTCCATTAGGTTATCGTTGGTTGGTGCACAGGTGGACTGGATGATGAAAATATCACCACCGCGTACATTTTCGTTGATTTGTACGCTCACTTCGCCGTCGCTAAAACGACCTACAGCGGCGTCACCAAGGCTGGTGTACAAACGGTTGGCAATACGTTGTGCTAGTTCCGGGGTAGCGTTACCAGCAAAAAGCTTCATATCAGGCACGAGAAGAACCTCAGGCTTGCGTCCAGAGAAGTTGGCAGTACAGACACGTTAAACAGGGGGTGGTGATAGCGTGCTGCAATACCCTACGGGTGTTTCAGAACTCAAATATTCAAAGCAGTAAAAGCGAATGCACATCACTTTGAATATGTCTAAGTTCTCTTCATTTGCCAAACAAGACAAATGGCCGAGTCAAAACGTGGCTACTTGCGCTAAATTGTGCTCATAGTTCGCGCTATTGATGCGTTGCTGATACTTAAAACGCGTATCGAGCAGGGCGCATCAAACGTAAAAATCATTTTACGGACTCAATAAGCTCTGAGCGGACAAGGTGTAACGGTGAGGTATTAACGCCACGCGCAACAAAACCCTTGATCCACTCGGGGGCTCTGCTAAGCACCTGACGGGCAGAAGACTCGGTGTCAAATTCAGCAAACACACAAGCACCTGTACCAGTCAGACGCGACGGCGCGTATTGTAACAGCCATGAAATGACCTGTTCAACCTCACGGAAACGTTTTCTTGCGGTAAGTTCGCAATCATTTGCGTACGGAATACGGAGAAGTTCCTGCAAAGACCGCACAGGAGTGTCTCTTTTCAGCTCCGGATCGCCGAAGATCGCCGGGGTAGGAATATTTACACCGGGGTGTGCAACAAGATACCATTTTTCTTCAGGATGTGCGGGATGTAACAATTCACCAACACCTTCTGCAAAAGATGCAAAGCCATTAACAAAAATAGGTACATCCGCGCCGAGCGTTAAACCTAACTTTGCCAGCTCGCTGTCGCTGAGATTGGCTTGCCATAATGTATTGAGTGCCACTAGCACCGTTGCCGCATCGGACGAACCGCCACCCAGACCTCCCCCCATAGGAATGATCTTTTCTAGCGCGATATCCGCCCCGCAGTGTGAGAAACGTTCAGGCAAATTGTCGCGCAGCAGTTTTGCTGCCCGAATAATAAGGTTTTGCTCATTTGGCACGCCGTCGATGGGCGTGAGCAAATTGATCTGACCGTCATGACGCGGCGTGATGGTGAGTCGATCGCCATAATCCAAAAACTGAAACAGCGTTTGTAGATTATGGTAGCCGTCTGGACGACGGCCCGTGATGTATAAAAATAAGTTTAGCTTGGCGGGTGCAGGCCAAACGCGGGTGGT